CCCTTGTTCATGTCTTGTCTTAAATCTTTTATATCCTTACGCATCTCATCTATAGCTTTGAATAATGTTTTCATTCTTTCTGCACAGATTGCTTCGTGTTTAGATATTCTATGACCTAATGATGCTTGTACGATTTCTTCTGCTTTTTTCTTTCTAGGCATTGGAGGATATTTCCTTACATTCAAACTTAATAACTGTTTTATTTTTATTAATGTAATCTTTATCCCATTCTTCTAATGTGTTTAAATTTCTATATGTGCTTTGTGCAACAGCATAACCTGCATCTACACAATCATAAAAACTATTAAATTGATAACCTGATATTGAACTATTAGGACATAAATTTGTTATGCCACTGCACATATACAATATCAGAATATATTTCATTGTTATGGTTTTGTTGGAAACTCAACTGCTTTTACTTGTTCTTTTGTTGATAGACCCTCTGTAATATCTCTTAGCTGTTGCCTGTAATCTTTCATTTCATCTGACATTGTAACATCAGATAAAGCATAAAAATCTGTTTCAGCTAACTTATTATTTCTATCTTGTCTTAAAGATGCGATTGCTCTATCAAAAGCACCAGCTTCCCAATCAGCTTCTTCTTGATCTCTTTGTGCTTCTTCTTCAGCAGTAAGCTGTATTCTTTCTCCATTTACTAATTTATATCTTGGCATAATGTTCTCCTTATATGTTAATTTAAACCAAATAGCAATATCTGTCCACTATCTATATTTCCTGATACAAATTTAAATTGGATTGCATTTACTGCTGATGTTGTATTTCCATAACCAGCAGAAAATTGATCTACTGAATAGTTACCTGAATTATAAGCATTAAATCTTGAAATATAATGTTTTACAAAAGTAGTGCTAGATGGGTTAAATAAATGTAAAGTTCCTGAACAACTTTCATCACTATCACCACCCACATTATAAGCTAAAGGTTGAAAGTCAGTAGATTGTGCTAAATCTACATAAGTATTATATTGAAGACCTGAATCACTTCCATCTTCTTTATGATAACCCTCGTAAAAAGTAGTTGTTTTTGTAACATTGTAATTACTCCCACCATCTATACTCATATTAAAATGAAAATTTTTATCATCTGTTTGTGGGTGTATGTTAACAAAATAAAAAATGTATTCCTTATAGGTGCTATCAATCCCTGATGTGAAACTTATACTTGCTGATGATGATGCTGTTTGTGTTGCAATATGTGTAAGACTTCCAAGAGAAGTTATTGAACCAAATTGTGTTATATCTTTTACTGATCTATTATTTAGTTTGACTATTGACATTTAGCTTCCTTTTATTCCATAGAGTTTGATTGTACCATCAAAATTTCCACCGCTTTCTACACTAAATTGAATTGCATCAATAGCGGATGTAGTATTTGCATAACCAGCAGTATATACATTCATAACATAATCTGATACATAATATGTGCATGTTCTTGCTATAAAATGTTTTACAAATGTAGTTGATGAGGGATTAAATAAAATAAGTTCTCCAACTGCACTTTCATCTGACCCATTACCAGCACTTTCAGTAAAAACTTGAACTCCTGTTCCATTTGCTAAATCGTTTCCTGTTCTATATCCTAATGATGTTGCACTTCCACTTTCATTATGATAGGCACTAAAATAAGTTGAGGTTTTAGATACATTGTAATTAGATCCAGTATCTGCACTTAAATTAAATTGAAATTTTTTATCATCCGTAGCTGGATTTAAATTAATAAATTTAAACAAATAAATAGGATATGTGCTATCCAAGACTACATCTGAACTTCCATGAACAAAAGATATTGAAGAACTTGAACTAGCAGTTTGTTCTTTTATTAAAGTCATTTTACCTTGTGCTAAACTTCCAGGTGTAGTGATAGCTGATATAGAATTATTATTATGTTTTATTAAACCAAAAGACATTAGGTTACTCCATATAATTTTATTGTACCACTATCTATGTTTCCTGATGAAAATTTAAATTGGACTTCATCTATTGCACTGGTTGTATTAATATATCCAGCAATAAAGTTATTTTTAAGCTGTGAATCTCCACCACCTACTTCAGCTATAGTGCTCATAAAGTGTTTAACAAATGTAGTTGATGATGGATTAAATAAATGTAAGAAACCAGAAACACAATTATCATTAGCATTTCCAGAATCTTCAGATAAATATTGAAAACCAGTTCCTTGAGCTTGGTCAGCAGCAGTATTATAAGCAAGTGCAGCAGCACTATCGCTTTCTGTATGTCTAGCTTTTATAAATGTAGAAGTAATAGTTTCATTATAGCCACTTTCTCCAACAGCATTAAATTGAACTCCAAAATCTTTTTCAGATTCTTCTGGGTGTATATTATAAAACTTAAAAATATATTCTTTATAAGTAGAGTCTATTCCTGAAGTAAAACTTATTGTAGATGAACTTGATGCAGTTTGAGTAGATATTAAATTAAGAACCCCACCTGATACTGAAGCTGGAAGTGCTGTTACTGCTGAAAGAGAATTGTTTTTAGCAAAGAGTAGAGCCATGTTATGCTCCTATGGTTTTTTTGGAAATTCAACCGCTTCAACTTGTTCAACAGTTGTCAATCCATTTGTTATATCTCTTAGATTTGTTCTATAAGTTTGCCATTCAGATTTTTTTTCATCTGTTAAAGGTGAACTTGGTAAATCTGTCCAATCTGAATCTATTAATAAACTATTTCTTTCTGATCTTAAACTTTTTAATGCTTGTTCTAAAGCACCACCATTTTCCCAAGCATTATCATTTGCTTGTTTAGCAACTTTTTCTTCAGATGTCATATCTCTTAAAACACCATTTTCATATATTTTATATGTTGTTGTCATAATTAACCTTTATACTTTCATTCCATATAATGACCAATGTTCTGCACCAAAATTACCACTATATGAATTGATATTTATTCCTGTACTAGCATCTGTATCATCTAAAATTCCTGCACCTATATCTCTTGAAAATACTGCTCCATCATGTCTTTCGTGAAAAACCTGCCAACCAATATTTTTTTTATTTGATGATTGTGGATCAAACACATCAACAATAACTGTTGCACCCAAACCAGCATTTGAAGATACATTTTCTGCACATATAACAAATTTATCTGCGTTCCAACCACTTGTTGCAGTTGCAAAAGAATGAGAACCACTTGATCTGTAGTTATAACCAACTGCATAAACATAATTTGATGATGATATTGCTCCTGATGATTTATAAATTCTAATGTTAAGTGTAGATGTTCCTGAACTACTAACACCATTAAAAATCCATCTGTAGTTATAATAATCACTAGTGTAATATCCATATAAATTACTATCAGCAGTTATGTTATCTCCACCAGCTAATTTAACAAAATTACCACCACCATCAGCAAAAGATAACTGTCCTATGCCTGTTGTACCTGACCCTGATACAGAAGCTACTTTTAAAAATTTATCAGCAGTTACATTTCCTGTTGGTAAAATTAATTTATAAGATTGACCAGCCGAGTGTGCTGGAGATGCAATCTTAACACCATGAGAATTTTGTGAGCAGTTTAATTGTAAAGTTCCATCAGTTGTGCCATCTCCTTTAATTTGTAATCCAGCAGCACTTGATGTTGATACAAAGTTTGCTTTAGCATCTGTAACTGTAGCATCACTTGGTACTCCTAAATCTAAAACATTACCTAGTAGCATTATAAAATCTATAACATCTCCTGTTGCTAAAGCAGATGCAAAAGTAATTGTTGAACCTGATATTGTAAATGATGAACCAGGTTTCTGTAAGATACCATTCAAAGATACCAGCATGTGATTTACACTTTCAGGAACTACATTAGTTGATGATACTTGCATCGTGTATGCCGCTTGTCCATTGACTACACTTATTGCATCACAAACTTGAAAGTTTCCTACTATTGGTTCTTTTCCTATATATGCCATATTATAATGCTTCTATTTCTGCATCAGTTAATCCTAATGCTTTTAATTTGTTTTGTGCAGATATTTTATCATTTGCTTTTTGTGTTTCAGCATCTTTCAATTCTTGTATTTTTGCATCTACTTCTTCTTTACTTGGCATCGTTGCACCATCTTTAATTATTTTAATATTAGCATAAGTCATTCTATCTGCATTTCGAATTACATTTCCATTATCATCTTCTTTTTTCCAACCATACCAATTACCACCATTAAAAGTTGATAAAGCCATTTGTAAATAATCTTTATCCATTTTATGTATCTCCTAATCTGATAAAATTAAAATAAGTGAAATTCATAGTGCTATTTCCCATTAATGATGTTCCAGAAGAAATACTTGATGTTGAAAATTTAACTTTATGTGTAGATACATTTGTTACATCAAAATAAAAACTTGTTGTAGATGAACCAAAACCAGTTGAACTTCCATCTCCAGCAGTTAATCCTTTAGCCACTTCAGTATAAGACCCATTATCAGTAGTGACATTAATAATAAGATTAACACTATCATCAGGAATAGCTTCAAAAGAACCTGTAGTTTCAACTAAGTATATTCCTGTGCTTGGAAAACTAAATATACCTGAACTCTCTGTCATTCCTGTTCCAATATAACCAAATCCTGTAGAATCATTTCTTTCTAAATTTGCAGTAATATCTGAACTATCTGTTTTATTTGCAGTTAATCTCCATTGATCTGCTTCTGTAATTCCACCACCACCAACTAAACTAGCATCTAATCTTTTTAAAACTCCAGCATCACTAATTAAAAACTCATCTGTATCTGCTGGTGCAGTTGCTAATTCTGTTTGTGATGATATGACATCTGCATTTAATTTTTCACCTGTAACAACTCCATTTGTAATATCAGAACTTGTTAAAGGTGCTGGTGTGGGTGTTTTTCCAATATAAGCCAATTAAAACTCCTATGTAATTTCCATTACTGATAACGTGCCTGAAAGTTTATCAGCGACAGAACAATCAATTTGTATTTTGTCTCCAGCTTCTAAAATAACTTTAGAACCAGATAAAATCTCAAGTGAAGATCCACTTGGAATAGTTACATCTTTAACTAACATTGATGTACCATTTGCTACATTGTTAGCACCACCTCTATCTGCTGTTGTAGAAACTAATTCTACTTCTGCTGTTACCGAAGTTGTATGTATATTAGCAAGTATCAAGCCAAGAACTACAGTAGTTGTACTCCCTGCTGCTGTATACATAACATAAGGTGTACCTGCCGAAGCTGGTTCTGCTGCAAAGTTGATTGCCTTGAAAGTATTTGCCATTTATTTCTCCTATTTTCTCCTTATATACTAGCCGAGTGCGATTGCAAGTGCTGTTGGATCATCAGTTACAGCTATTGTTACTGTATCTGTTGAACCGCCAGTAGTCGTAATCCCTGACCCTGCTGCGATTGTTAGTGTATTACCATTTGTTATAGTTTGATTAGAACCACTTGAACCTGCTAAAGTAAAGCTCGTCATTCCTGCATCAATTTCTACCCAAGCACTTCCTGTATAAACACGAAGTCTGTTTGTGGTTGTATTAAAATATAAATCTCCTGCTGTAAGTGCATCTCCATCATTGTCTACTGTAGGATCTGAACTTTTAGCTCCTAAATAAGTATCATCAAAATTATCAGCTGCGGTTTCGGCAGCGGCTTGAGCTGCTTGTGCAGCAGTTTTAGCAGTTTCAGCAGAAGTAGCACTCGTTGCAGCATTAGTTGCTGATGTTGATGCGTTAGATGCTTGAGTAGTTGCAGTTGATGCAGAACTTGCGGCAGTGGTAGCAGAAGATGCAGCAGCTGTTGCACTAGCGGCAGCATTAGTAGCAGATGTTGTAGCTGATGCAGCATCTACCAATAAGTCATATTTAGCTGAGTTAGCATTGGTAGTTAAAGGTTCAGAACCAGAAGATGTATGAGCTGTGTTAATCATAAAGATATTGTTTGTAGAAGTATCTTTAACAATATCTCTAACTACATACGCTGTACCAGCAGACCAATCACCTTTGTTAGAACCAATCTCTGCTGTAACATTTAATTCACCTGCACTATCAAA